GGATGAAAAAAGCAAAAGAGACCACCCAATGGATGGCCCCTCAAACAACAATCAATCAAAGATATCTACTGGAGAAGATAGCTTCATATTCAATATATCATATAATCTGAATGTGGACAAGTTATCAACACCCATGTGGACAAGTTATCAACACTTGTGGATAAGTATTGTGGATAAGTTATCCACACTCTGTTGATAAGTTATCCACACAGCTATCAGAACAACTTCAACTGTCTGGTGTGTTTTTCAAACCTGTGAACTGCAGCTGCATAATAATCTGGGTCTATTTCCCATCCATCTAAGTCCAGTCCATGATTGTGTGCAGCAATGGCAATGGAACCACTTCCAAGATTGGTATCCAGAATCTTCATACCCGGTTCACTGTACTTGTCGAATATCCATGAATACAGTGCAACTGGTTTTTGTGTTGGGTGGATTTTTTTCTCTCGTTCTTTCATATTGCCCTGAAGCATTCCATGCCATTGAAATTGGAATATTTTTGCTGTGCTGTTGAATGATGTCCAAGCCATTTCACAGTCAGCAAAGATTTCCCCTACTTTCATCTTATCCCAGATTATAAAACTGTTAGAACTATATAAATGCTCTATAAAATAATTCGCACCCCAGATGATTTGGTTTTTTGATACTCTGAATAGTTCATCAAAATATTCTTGATTTGGTTTGATATCCCAACTATCACAACCAGCTTGAAAATTGCTTTTACATATCCCAAGTGTGTCTGTATCTCTTACAGGTTTTTTTCCATAGGGTGGGTCAACCACAGCCAAGTCATAAGTGTTGTCTTCCATGGTTCTCATGGCTTCCAGTGAACATCCAAGATTTAATCTGATTGTCATCGCTTTCTTCTCCACATTCTTGTCTTCTGCTCTCCACTGAAGAACTGTTCATAACCACAGTCACGACATATCTGAGCAATCCTGCGACTGAATCCACTGTGTTGCATTGCAGCTGACAGTTGAAGATGGTCCATGATTTGTGTTGTGGTTGCATGTCCTTGGTTCATCTTGATACATTCCAACACCTTGACTGTCCACGGGTCATCGATGATGAATGACTGTTGGTACTCCATCAACTTCTCTTCACTCTCTTCCAACAACCACCATTCCAGTCCTTGTCTGTAATAGTGCAGTGCTTCTGCCCACAGTTGGATTCTGTTCTGTTGGATGTACTCGATGTCAATCTTGGAACCCACTTCCACAATCCAGAATCTGCGTTCAGGACCATCAGACAAGAACTGATAGTCATTGGTGGATGCTGTGAACACTGTTCTTCTGCTTCGTTGGACTGGCATCTTGGCATAGGCTGGCCGGTATCGGTCACTGGCACTGGTCAAGAACTGTTTTGCATTGGCTGCTGTCTTGCCCTGGAGTGCATGCATTTCTGCCAGTTCCCATATCCAAACACCAGATTGGTGCAGCAGCTCATATGAATCTTTGTGTGAGATGTTGATGTTGGAATCTGAAAAGTATTCTTCACTGGCCAGTTCCTTCAGTGCTGTGGACTTTCTCATTCCCTTGGCACCAACCAACACCAAACATGTGTCCATCTTGCAACCGGGTTCCATGACTCTGGCCACACAACTGATGAACCACTTGCAAGACATCTCTGTCACCAGTTCACTGGCTCCATCTGGAATCTTGGCATTCAAGATGTTGTGGAAGAACCATTGGATTCTGTCTTCTCCATCCCATTCTGGAATACTGGTCAACCATTCCTTGATGGGTTCAATGGTCCGTTCTTGGGCTACCATGATGACACTGGCCCTCAGTGCTTTGTCTGTCACCTTGTATCGATAGTTCTCTTCGAACTCGAGTGCAATCCGTTCCATCATGGCATCATCAACCATTGTGTCATGCAACAGAATCTTGTCACTGTGTTCATTGTAGCAGAGACTGGAATACCTTGGGTCCTGTCTCAATATGGTTGCTGTGTTGTATCTGCAGTTCAATGGTGTCAACATTCCGGTTCCTCTTTTGGTTACCTTCCGCAACATATCCCATGTGTCTATGTCTGCATCTGGTGGATTCCCTTTATCTTCTACCACCACACCAAGTTCATCTTTGGCCAATGCCATCAGTGCTGTCAGTCTGTCCATTTCTTGTCTTGTCATTTTTATACCTATTTTTGATTGTTGTTGTGTTGTTGTCATTGTGTGATGTTGATGTCCATGTCAACAAAGCTGCCCCACCATCCACAGCTGTTCTGGTGGTTGCATGTTGGCCACTTGTAACTGTTGGGAATCGAGGGTTCCAAACTGAAGTGAACACTTTGTCTGGAACATCCCGGACAAGTGATGTATCTTGCTTCATTGCCTTGGATGGTTGCACCCAGTTCATTGGCCACACGTTGTCTGAATCTGGAATCCATGAACACATCATCCATCGATGCCTTGCCATTCATATAGACTTTTGTGGTGGTCTTTGGTCTTGGTGGTTCAATGATTATATCTTCATAGTCCAGTTTCAACAAGTCACCAATGTGGATGTGTGTCTGGTGGATGTGCTTTGGATGCTGTGGATGGTCTTCTGATTGTTCACTGGATGGAATCCCATATCTGAAGTACACCCTTGCACGGTCCTTCAGTGCTTTTGGGTCTGGTTCTCCACGACCAATCACATCTGTCCATAACTTGGCTGCTGCTACAGCTGCCCTGTCCCAATCTGCACCGGGAATCGGTTCTGCCAATGGCAATATGATTCTGTACTTGTGATGATGTGGTTTGTGACTGAATGATGTGTGAACCAATACTGTCCAGTCTGTGAACAGTCTCCATGAATCAAGTGGTGCAATACCATCATCCATATCGAATACCAAGTGATGGATTGCAATGGTGTTGGCCTTGTTTCGGTGTCCATGGGTGAATGTCGATGGAGACCACAAAGGAAGTTGATTCTTGTCATCCAGTGTACCCATGGAACCCAATAGTCCTCTTCTCAGTCCATCGATGTCCACTTCGATTGTTTTGCCCCGGTTCGCTTTTACATGGTTGAATGTTGTTAGTTTGAATGTTGTTCTTGTCATGTTGTTATCTCTCCAATAGGTCATCAATCAGACCACTGTTGACCAGCTGTGAACCAATCCATTGACTGCACTGTGGAACAATGGCATTTCCCAAGGCTTTCAATCTGTGTCTGTTGTTTCTTCTGGTAGTTCTGTCCAGTCCTGTGGGAATCCCATCATCCATTCGACAAATTGTGGGTTCAGGTATTTGGGATTCTTTCCAGAATGATGTGCTCCCAGTTTCACATGAAGTGTCTTGGTCTTTCTGTTGTGTTCTGCTGGGTATCCTCCTTCTTTGTGAAGATGTGCAGTTGGTGTTGGAAGATGTTTCATTCTGTGGTCTCCACTGCTGTATGTCTGTCCCCTGACCAATCTTCTGTGAAGTCCTCCGGTCCCGTGTTTGTCCGGGTCGCTTGCTGTGGGTGTAGGCAATACAAAACCATCTGTTTCTTCTGTGGGGTGCTCCACATTGTGCAGCTGATACAATAGACCATTGACAGTCATACCCGATTTCGGTAAGGCTTCCAATAACATCGGTTCCACCAACAGAAGTGATTGCTGCGACATTCTCCAACACAATGATTCTTGGTTCCAGTATGCCAATGATTCTGTGCATTTCCCACCAAAGACTAGATTTTTTCCCTTCATGAATACCTCTTTGTTCTCCTGCTATTGATATATCTTGACAAGGGAATCCACCACACAGGATATCTATGGGTTCCACTTGATTGTTGATTGTTCTGACATCATCATAGATGATTGCATTGGGCCAATGTTTGGCAAGTATCTTTTGACAGTATGCATCTTGTTCACACTGCCACACTGTTTCGCTGTTGGGTATTGCTCTTTCCAGTCCGAGTTCGAATCCTCCAATACCACTGAACAAACTTCCGATTTTGATTGTCATGTTGTTGTTTCCTATGATTGTTGTGTTGTTGTCATTGTGTATATTCTCCATTGGGTGTGTGGTTCTTCTGCTTTGGAACAATACCAGTCTTCAGCTGTGATGGAGACCACTTGATTGTCATCCACCCACACTTCAGCTTTGGTCAACACATCCATCACCATTTTGATCAGATTGTCGATGTCTGGTTTGGTGGTCTTTGGGATTCTGGCCACTGTGTCAGACTTGCGGTTCAATCTCTGTGGTCTCTTGTGACAGAATGTGATTGACAACTTGACTGGTCCGGTCAATGGTGCATCCACAGCATCCAAGGCATCCAACATGGACTTCTGATAGTCTCTGGACTTCTTGGGTGTGTATGCACCGAATCTGGACATTCTTGGTCTACCCAGTGCAACCGGGTCACTGTGGAATGTCCCTTGGCTGTGAAGAACCCACATCATCTTTCCATCTCGATTTGGTCAGACCATTGTTGGAACAATGTTTCACCATTGACAGGATCCAATGTGGTGCATATTCTCTTTAAAAGATGCACTTCTGGATATGATTCACCACGAATCCACTTGTGAACAGTGTATCTGGAACATCCAATGGTGTGTGCAAGTGATTGGATGTTGGTGCAGCTGCTTTGGATGGCCATCTTCAACATCAACTTGAACTGTGGCTTCTGGAGTGCCAGAATCTTTTGTTCTGCCCAATCAACACACCCTTGACTGGATGTGAAGTCAAGATGACTGTAGGTTTGTCCTTCATGGGTCAATACTGCTTCCCAAACATAACATGTGAACTGTGGATGCCAGTATCTTTTCACCACACCAACTGTTCTTCCATCGAACTTGATGTCAATGTTGTCGATGACATCACCAAACTGTTTTCTGGCTGCTGTTCTTCCATGTCTTCTGATATAATCTCTGATTTCTTGTGTCATTGTTTCTTCTCCAGTCTTTTGATTGCATAGTTGTATTGTGGAATGGTCAACAGTGAACTGTGGACCAAGTTGTTGAAGTCTTGGGTGGTTCCACCGGAATGTTTGACCAGTGATTCACAGATGACAATCACTGTCTCAATCTTCAATCTGTGGTCTGTTAGATTTGCATTCTTGATGGTTGACAGACTGATTCCAGATATTCTGGACAGTTCTGATTTGGTTATATTGTGTTGTTCAATCTGTTGGTTGAACCAGTCAATGAATTGTATCATGGTCAGCTCCTCAGATATACATGAATGTTTGTTGGATGTGGACAATCATTCCCGGTGTCATTCTTTCAGCTGCCTTCAGTGCAATCCAGTCATCTGTTTGGGCTATGGTCATCAACCAATGCTTTGCTGCTGTCATGGTGTGGAATACTTTGGTGATGACTTCTGATTCATCATCTGTCTTCCAGATTGCAATGTGTAGTTCTCTTACTCTCATTGTATCCCCCCTACATCTTCAATGAACTTCAGGACTTGATGAATGGTGCTCTTGCTTCTGAATGATGTACCATTACTGAGATGGATACAGATGATGTCTGTTCTTCCTTCAGAGAAGGTAATCTTGATGATATGGTTCTTATTGACATATAGTGTATTGCAATATTCATCTAATAGTTGAATCATACCAAACCCCCATTGACCAATGTGGCAATGTATGCCAACAGTTTGAATGATGGGAATATCAAGATGGACATTCCAAGTGCCAAGAAGAAGATTCCAATGTTGGTTCCAAGTTGTTTTGATTGTTGTCGTGTCATGTTATTTGTCTCCAGTTGTTGCTTTGATGATTTTAATCAGATTTTCATTGATGGCTATAATCATTCCCAGTCTGGCCATCTCAGAATAGTTTTTGTCTGCAGCTGCATCCAGAACCTTGTCTTTCAACATTGCAATGTTGTCTTCCAAGACTTGGATTTTGTCTTGTTTTAGTTTGTCCATGTGTACCTCTTGATTGTTGTTAGATGGTTTGTCCATCTGTTTATATATATACACATGTTTATATTGATGTGTCAATATTATTTTTGTGTTATACTGTTGCCATGGCTACTTTTCCCACAATGACAAGACAGCAGCGAATGACTTATGGTGAAAAGAACTTTCTCAAGTTCTGCAAACCAATGGTGCAAGATATGTTCCCTGGTGATTGGCACAGCTGCAATGCATCCACATTGGACACAGACCATGGTGTTGACTTCATTGTGGTCAATGGATTCCAGACCACCACAATCAGTGCAAGATGTTGGATGGCCTATCCTCAATCACACTTTGCACTTCGATGGAGAAGGACCGGAGCAATTGAACGACATCTGGAACTGGATTCCAGACTGGCAGCATTCAAGACTGGTGGATTGATGTCTGATTGGACCATCGAGGGATTCCACTATCAAAACCGGTCTTATGTGGCAGCTGTTCCAACAAAGATATTGTTTGACCATGTACATCAGTTCTATGATGCACTGCCCACATTCCAGATATTCAACAACACTGACAGTGTGTACTTCAAAAGGATTCCATTCATCAGAATCCATGACCATGTCCACAAGTTTATTGGGCTTTGTCCTGAGCTACCCTGTCCAAACTGTGCTTGATGTCCTTCACATCATCTTTCAAGACATGGACTTCACCATTCAAGTCACGCAATGACACATTCAATGTCTCAAGTCCTTCTCGATAGACCTTCCGGTCTTCATTGTGAGATTCAACAATATTGTCAATCTGTTTCATGTGTCTGTCCACCCAGATTGGAACATGTTTTGCCAACCATCGTGCAATGAAGAAGATGGCACTGACACAAAGTGCCAAAGCTGCCACTGGTCCTGTTAGAATTTCAAACATCATTTGGTCTGTCATTGTGAACCCCATCTTTCAATGCCTTGGACCATGCCAAGTGCCACTTGTGACATTCCAAAGGGTGTCAACAAGTCATTGTGTGTATCCATGAAAAAGGGTTCACAACAGATGGCCACTGGCTTCCCAACATTCTTGATGGTGTGCCAAGCATTCTTTGTCCAGT